ACAACGCCTACTTTGGGAATACTTGTCATTGAGGTATAAGCTTGAATAGCACCAAGAGTCATTGATATAGTTGCACTGGAAATAGCCATTTTCTTACCAGCTTCAAACTGTTCTTTGTTGCCCTCCATCAGCAACGAACCAATTCTACCTAAAGAATCAGCAAGACTAGCAAAGCCAGTTTTAGCGGTTTCTATATCAAGTCTTCGTTTAGAGTCGGCATAAGTCTGATCGTTTTTCAATTTAGCTGCGTTTGCTTCAGCTTGTACCGCCCCCTCCATTTGCGAATATTTAATTATGCTTTTAAGTCGTTCTTCGTGAAACTTTTTAAGATCGGCTAACTTCGAGTCGTAAATATCATAATTATCAGCAGCGGCTTTACTATTTAAACCTTCGTTAATTCCGCCAATAGTGGCATCGGCTCTTTCCTTTTGTTCCTGAGAAATAGAACTTTGCGGAATGCTATATTGATCGGACGTGCGAAGTTTATACTGTGCAATATTTTGAACAGGACCGCCTGAGTCAAATAACGACAACTTTTGGTCTTTAAAAGGAGAAGTTGTATTATACCTATTCGTCTTTAAATCCCCTGCTTGCATTGTACTAATGTTAAAAACGTTAGAAGCTATCTCTTGAAGCCTATCGTTTTCAGTAGTAACTTCAAGCCAACGCTGACTTTCATCACGCATCATTTGTTGATATTCTTCTATATTTTTAAGAAGTAGATCATTACTACGTGAATATTTAGTAACGTCAGTAACACTTGTTGCTGTTGAAGTACCACTTGCTTTTCCACCTTTACCCGATGGAGTAATAATAGTTCCTATATTTTCTTTTAACTTTTTAATAGCTTCAACATTCATTTGTAACTTGTAAATATCAGATGCACCGCCCGCTGCGTTGCTTGCCATCAAGGAAATGTAACCTTTAGTTCGAGCCAATGCAAAAAGTTCAGGTCCGTCCATTGGAAAAGCAGCTTGAAATTCAGCCATATTTCCAGCAGTTGCTAATGGTTTTTTATTACCAAAAACCGACATACCAGAAGTCATTTTATTAGCCAAATTAGCCTCGGTAGCAAACTTTTGATTCTGATTTGCTTGCGACGCTACTTTATAACCGCCATAAGCTGCTACAGCAGCACCCCCTGTAGCAATTCCAGCAGCACCACCTGAAATAGCGGCAAGTTTAGCAAACCATTCAATTGCCATGAGTTCTCGTTTAAGAGCAACTACAGCAACTATCATTTTGCCAATACCTGTGACGAATCCCGCAAATAAAGCAGCTTCACCCATCAGCTTAATTGCGTCTCGTGACTCCCAAAGAAATTTAGCTACGGTTTTAATGTCTTGAAAGCCGTCCCTTAAAAACGCTTGAATCTTTTCTTTATTAGCGTCTGCGTACTTATTAATTTCCTTCATTTGCAAAACTATTTCATGAAACGCAGGAGCTAGACCACCACGCAATACTTCATCACGAATGGTAGCCATTGTTGATTTAACAGTTTCCCACATAGAATCTATGTCACCTTGCGCGGCTGCAAAACCAACAAGGAGTTTTCCTATGTTTTCGTCAATTGTTCCTGCCTTTTTCCATCGTTCTATTTTAGCAACAATATCCTGGTCAATACCCACCAGCATTTTTAAAAGAGCATTACCCTCCTTCATTGTGCCTGTCATTAAACCGCGTATCTCTTGACCAAACTGCATATTCGGATTAGGGGTAGCCTGCGCTATTACAGCGAGTGCATTGGCAGTATTACGACGACCTTCAATAGCCTTTTTGTTATTTATATCAAGGTAAACCCCTTGCTGAATGTACGCCCTATTCATCAATTGCAATTGTTCATACGAAGCCGAAGTTTCGGTATCCATGCGAACTAAAACCTTTTCAACTGCTTCAGCGTAAATTTTATTTTGTTTATATGCTTCGCCTATATCTTTAAGACCGTTATTCATGGAAGTTATTAAAGCAGCGTTAGTTACTATCGAAGTATTATAGTTTTCAATTGCACTTATTGCTGTTTTAGGGATAGAACCTATCGAAGACATTACGGTATTTACAAGAGAATACAAAATTTGAACCTTCGCAATGGCTGCAACAGAAGCCAAAGACAAAAGATTTAAACTGTTAGTTTGTTTAGTAACAGGTTCAGGATTTAAATTAGCAATTTGCCTATTCATGGCAGCATAAGCACGTCTAACTTCATCAGCAGAAGCTACCCCTGAATTTTTTATTTTATCAAAAGAAGCTTTTATTTCATTAGTTTCTCTTGTTATTTGTATTGCCGTTTTTATATCAAGCTTGTTAAATGCCAATTGCAAACGGTCAATTGCAGTAGACCCGTTTTCAGACATTTTCTTAATATAGTATTCAGACTGTTGCGCGTTTTTAAACACAACGTTAGCCCACTTCTCAACCATTTGAGCGCCTTTACCCAAATCATGTTGAAAACGAGCCGTGTCAGCAGATAAACTTACTACCAGATCGCCTAATGACATATCATATATCCTTTAATCTGAGTTTGATGTAATTAGCAATTGCTTCAACAGCAAAAACCTTCATATCTTCAAAAGCAGGTCGCATAAAACCAATACCACCATTAGCCGCTCTCATTTTAGAAGTCCCAAATTCTTGGAACTTCCAATACCATGCTTCTTTATTTTTAACATATATTTCGTAACTAATTTTATATCCACGCGAACCCGAACTATCTACTTTAATTCTAATCATTTTTTTCATATTACCTGGAAGTATCCACACTCCCATTTTAGCACTATCAAACTTTTTAAACAGTTTTGACGCATACGATTTAAGAATGTGAGGTGCTGCACTTTTAGGAGCATATTCAATTGCTCTTTTTTGTATCAACCTACCACCTTCTTTAATAGCTCCTTGCAAAATTTGCTTTGCCAGTTTATCAGGGTATTCCATTAATTCCTTTTCTAACGCGCGAAGCCCCGTTATTTGAATGTTGCCAACTTTAACATCATTCATAACGGGGCTTCTCCTTACAATCCGAAAACTTCTCGGTCAATTTTTTCTTGAATTTGTTCTTGAGTCAACACCTTCTCAGGTTTCTTCGGCACAAAATTCATGAACTCAATGCTTTGCCACGGTTCTTTTTTCTTTTCAGGATCACGATTCAAGTTGTGGTGCATCGCAAGAAGTTGACCATGCCTCAATTCGCTTCTGTTCTCCCCAAACGGTTCAATGCTCTCATAATCGAACCATCCTGTCACCTGAGAAGCGGTCAACCCTCTTTTTCCAGGTAATGTAATCGTGAAGCTTCGAGGTTTACCAAACCAGACGCCCAAATTAACCCGTAGCGTCCTTTCTGGTTCCCCGTTAAGCAATTCATCAGGGTGACGACAACCAAGCTCTAAACAGAGGCGATAGAGGGCGATTCGGGCTGGTTGTCGTCTGAGTTTTTTTCTTCTTCACCTGTCAAGCCGTTCAGCTTTCGGGCTGCTTCAGCCAGCTTCAGGAATGGTCCTTGAGCGCCACGCTTGATAGTTTCAATATCGCTATCATCAAAAATACGATTACCGTTTTCATCAACAGCCCCATAACAAATCAACGCTGCTTGAAACCTACCCATTTCAAGAACTTCTTCACCTTCTTCGTTTGTGGTTCTGTTTGCAGGATCACTGTAAATTTTGATGTAATCAGGACCGGATAGTTCAGTCATAATTACTGTGCCGCTTTTCAATTCTACAACTTCAGTTGGTAAACGCAGTTCCTGAAACAGTTCGTGTTTGTTGAGAGTACCCATTGCGAATATCGCCTTTCTGACGTGAGATTAGCGCCCCGAAGGGCGCTTTTAAAATTTAAGATTTGGTTACAGAACCCGAACGCTTGATTTCTACCGAACCAGTAACAACGCCATCTTTAGAAGCATCGCCAACTTTCGGAAACGACTTAACATAACCGGCAAAAGTACGAATCGGAGTTGCGCCGGAAGGATAAGTAATTTTAAACGTAGAGATAGCACGAGCATCAAAAGCCGTTTCCATAGCAGCGAGTCCTGCATCCGAATCAACACAGTATACACTCATGGTAACATTACCCGTATCAGGCAAACCGGGAAGATACTCTTTAGTTGTTGAATCAAGGTCCGTAACTTCAATGTCAGGCGAAGTGTCAGACGTACCTTTAATGTCAGTCATTTGCCCAACTTTTACCCAAGCGGTAGGGGTTACGGTAGTGCTACCGTCAACGGTAATCGTTTTGCCTACAGTGTTAACGTCAATACTAATCGTGTCATTTGTTGCGCCGGTTGCGTAATGTGTAGCAACTTTGGTAAGACCGTTCAGCGTTGCTGCGTCAGCACCGGTAAATCCGGCAAGTGTAATACTGTCACCATTGGCAACACCAGCATGGCCTGTGATTGCAAGAATAGTAGGATAACCGACGGTGATTGCGGTAACTACTTCAGGGGTCGCTGCGGTTCCGGCAATGTGAAGCGTGGTTCCTTGAGACTGAATAGCGGCTGTTGACATAACTTTCTCCTTTACTTGTTATTTTAACTACGGTTTATCCTGCATTTGTTTCATACTACCTTGTTGATCTATATATTGATTTCGTGCGCGTATTCCATCAACTTCTTTTCGCAAGCTTTCAATGCGCTCAGTATGTTGCATGAGAACTACATCGTTTTTACTAAGTAAGGTTTGAATGTCGCTAGTTTTAGTTATCAAAGTCACCATGCCAATACTAAGTACCGTTCCAATAACTCCCAAGAACCATAACATTGCGGTCCACCTTCCTGAGTTTTTGTCTACCGTAGATTGAAGTCTATCGGTAAGTTCACGATGCTTATCGCAATCAATGTCGTTTTTGCGTCGGTCCTCACCGCTTCTTTCAGTCACATGAACCATACCTACCCCCTTTTAGACCAAACGTAAAATTCAGAATGAGAAAAAAACCTTCGAGTATCTTCTTCAAAACCTTCTTGTGGAGGCGCGATAATAACGTTACTTAAAGCACCAGCTACGTTATAATGGTCAACGGAGGCTTCGATGTTTTGATTAGCAAGTTCGTTAGCAGTATTCATTGCGTCAATTACTGAATTTGTTGTTGCTTTAAATTCAGTATAGTCAATTGAATAAACACTAACTTGTACACGTACTCTTGAAAGTGAATCACTACCAGCAAGACCACTGTAAGTTTGACCGCCTACTATAGTCCAAGCTCCATACATATTACTAACACTCGAAGTTAACCCATCAGGATCAGGATGAACTATAGGATAAATTTCATCACCGAAGACCGGAGTTAAAATAGTATTAATTTGATTTTCGAGAGGTATTGTCATATAGCTCTCACACCTGAGTTAGTAGTTAAAACAATATCTTTATTTTGTATATCTACGTTATTGACATTCAGAATACTATAAACAACGTCTTGATAAACAACTCTCATTGTGGGCAAAATTCCAGCCACATACCTAAAGCTTATTTTCTGATCGGCACTAGGCCAAGTAGTTACTGAAGAAGTTCGCTCATTACCTTTTAAGTTTTCAATAGCTGCCCACAATGAAGCATAAGTAGACCAAGTTGTGAGTACAGAACCATTAGGTTGCTTTGTTTGAGAGGCAACCTCAATTCTTATAAAGCAATTGCGCTTACCGGCCCTCATAATTTCATTATCCTGTAATTTGCGATTAATCCGTCACAAATAGTTTCAGTAAGATCAATAGCAACTTCGCCTCTTGCACCAATTACAACACTTTCTCTATTTTCAAAAAGTGAAGCTGCGTTTATTAGCATCCACTGTTTAATACTTTTAGGTATGTTGTCTGACGTATCTGGAGCAATCGGGCCATAACCGCAAGTAAAGTTAATAGTCACAGAAGCAATGTCGTTTAAAGCAACGGGCCATTCTGAATTATAAACAGGTAAAACATATCCAGGTTCAGAAGTTGTAATCACGCGATATGCTAAACTACTCAGTGTTTGTTCAACTCCGTCAGAATCTAAATACTTAATTGAGTTTACTGTTTGCAACGGTGGTTTTGGTAATTGTATTATGCCACGACCAGAAGGAAAAGCGTCAAGGGTAAGTTCCCATACTTGAGTTATCAAAGCACGTTTAGTGATAGATTCAGCTCGTTCTCTGACAGAACCTATTATTAAATCTACAACGTCAGCTTCAGCCGTTAAATCAACATTACGGGTTTGCAGTTCGACGGCACCTATTGCAATTGGCTCAGAAGCAGGCGGTATTATTAAAGTTAAGTTCATAATTACTCCGTTAAGGACCAAAAACAGGGCCAAAGTTAAAGACACTTAGCGCACGCCGCGCCGATGCCGCTACCTGCACCGCCACCGCGCCAATATCCACGCCACCCTCGCCGGAGCCTTTTAGGGCGGGATTGGTAGGGGTGAATGCAGCTCGTGCTGCTGTATAAAAACTTTCCCATTTAGCCGCTGTGTTGAATCCTGTGTCGTCATTCCGCTTGCGAATCTCCAGCCAAATATCATCCCACGTTGTAGCCACAGGGAGAAAGGTTTTACCCCATACCAAAAAATTGAAATCTTTGTTTAAAAAGCCCGGATCGGCTGTTGTAATGTCATGTCCGCCTGGAGGGGTTGGCGATGCATATTTAGCATCATCTAAATCGTAACCGTCCGCTGTACCATTCAGTCGGGCATTATAATCACAATCCAGCATTGAGGCGTCAGCGATGGTTGAGGCACTTTCTTGTTTTACAATGTAGTGAGTCCCTGGCACAGGGCTGTACATTATATTATTACGGACTTTTTGCACTGTATTAGCGACCAGCGTAGCACCTTCAAGAGTGACTAATTTGCCGTTTTTACCTATAACTGTATTATTTTCGACTACTACTGTCGTAGGGGTATGGTTCCCCACTAATGCAACTACGGAGTTACTGGTATTATTATTGTTCGTATCTGATATAGCGATGCCGTTTTTTATACTGCCGCCACCGGCCACCGATACAAAAACCCCTCCTGACGGTGCTGATGTCGCGGTTTCTGCTACCCACCCGTCAACCAACATAGGACCAACACAACGCCAATGGTCGTTGTCTGTTGTTGCTGTATGCAATGATACCAGTCGAGACATTATTGTGCCGGCAGGGGCCAAAGCATTGACGCCCCCTGCGGTCGCTCGATTGTATGTAAAGATATCCTCTAGCAAAACCATATTAGTGGACGAACCACCGCCGTGACTCAGAGGGGCCAAGGCACTACCGGACGTGATTGCAATAGCTACTCGTTGCAATGACCAGCCGATATAATATTGTAGTTGTACGCCGCCCTCTATGACACTATCCCTAATCATCCGTGTGCCAGTTGTTATACTCTGTGAGGTCCAACAGAGTACGCTATAAAGAGATGCTGCCTGCGCTGGATTTTTGATTGTAGTTTTATCAATTAAAAATGTCGCCGTAGCAACTATTCCACTATTACCGTGACCGACCACAATCCCTGTACATCCGTCAACAATACAATTTTCCAGCGAAAATCTATTGGTCGCGCCCTGTAACTGAGCTGTCGCCCATTGTGTCGTGCCATATCCCAAGTTAGTAAAATTAGTCCACTTGCCCTCTAACCGACCGGCACCTAGTAATCCAACTGTCACAGTCTGTGTGCCCACCCTAACTGTAGCACCATCAGTAAATCCGCCAAAATTAGCAGAACCAACAGCATTTGTGAACGTTACCCTATTTGACCCTGTCCCTGTCCCAGTCAATTTTAATATGGCATTTGGCTGATCCGTGACCATCCCGATTCGCCAGATATAATGATTATCGGCAGGCACAGCCGATTGCGAACTATCGTGGTGAATAACTGCCCCGGCGTTAGCAACCCATGTTGCATTTGCTTGCAAAATCGGGCCTCGGAATACGAGCGTACCGTTAATAATTAAAATCCCAGTTCCTGCTGTTGACGCACATTGAATAGCTGGGGCTGAAATATCTTCTGGTGTGGATAGAGTTGGAGATGATCCCACAATGGCCGTCACCCCGACGGGTATTGTCAAGGTAACGCCGTCAGCTATGGTAATGGTGTCACCGGCGGCAAATTCAGTCCCTCCAAAAGTGGCTGCGACATTTATATCTCCTGTGACTGATGCCGTTAAAGCCGCCGCCCAACTATTCCCTGCAACCGCCAATATCATCAGCACCATCAAAAATCTTTTCATAAAATCTCCAGGGCGGGTGTTCTCCCGCAAGTGGATTCAGTCAGCGTTTTTCTACTGATGTAAACAAGGAATATCTATTACCCATTTGTCTTGGTATTGAAATCAACGCCATTTCTTGTCCTGGTTGAATATCAAAATCGAAGCGCAACCAATGTTTTTCATTTTTCTTTAAACCTTTGGGAAAGGTTAGAAAAGTGTGAGTTTGTGCATCGGTAATCAATGTGCCTTGTTTGCAATCATTTCCAATATAATAGCCTGTGCAGAAGATGCACAAACATACCAGCACCATCAATAATCTTTTCATACGATCCTCGCTTACGACAGAGTGGTTGCGGTGGTAACAGTCGTGGTAACGGTCGTAGTTGTCAGAATTAGGCCTGTAACCACCTTGTCGGCAGGATCGGAAGCCGCCCATTTAAATGTAATATCCTCAGCCTGTGCTACGCTTGCGATAAGCAAACAGGCTATAAGCAACAGTATCTTTTTCATCTTGTCCCCTTTACAGTCCCGCGTCTTTTTCCCGTTGCAGCAAACCATCTATTAGCCTCAAGCCGCCCCTGCCTGCATACGCTCAGCACATTAAATATTGCATTCTGTTCCAGCGTCCAGTATGAGCGACGGGGAAGCATTAATTACTGAAACAAACCGTGTGCTGTTTTAAGAGTAGCTGTAGAATAAGCACGCAAGCAAACCGAAGTAATAGTAGGGGCTTTAGAAACAGGTGAGTTCATCCACTGACCAAACATATCGGAAACGGGAAAAGTTAAAGTTTCACTTCCATTATAAAACATCTTAAAGCCAACACCTGAACCATCAGTAGTTGCAGTTGCTGTAGTTTTAAGCCACCATGATATTTTACCCAAAGTTGAGTAACACTTAAAACCCTTTGTTCCAAGTGAAGCGCTTCTAATTACAGAAAAAGCGCCGCTTTGCATCTTTTGCCCATCGCCATCACGACTTAATGTAGTATCTGCAAAACAAGGAACTGAAAAAACAAACATGAAGATTGCGATTAAAAGTGTTTTCATAAGAACTCCTTAATAACTTATTTACTCTAAATACCGACTGTCGTTAAATTGACAGTCGGTGTCTGCAATAAATAAATTTTACTTAAAATCCCTTTTCCATTACTTTTTACCCCATTCAGGAACTTCCTGATTTACGACAACGGGCAAAGCGGGAGGGGCTACAGGAGGTTTAACGACAGGTGATGTCACCTTACCCTTAGCTGCTGTCTCAGGAGGCGTCACAACGGCTTTTTCAGGAGCCTTGACGATTGCAACTTCAGGAGGTGCGACAACAGAAGCTTCAATAAAAGTAGCAACTCCCATTTTGATCCAATATTCACCTTCTTCATCGCATACAGTACGAACTTGACCTTCTTTCCAGTTTTCAGAAGTAACTGGACCGCATTTTGTTGTAAGCATTTTAATTTTCATAAGTCACCTTTCTAATTAAGCAAGTCTCAAGGCGTAAATATAACCAGTAGTGTTGGTAGCATTATTGTTGGTAATTGCAACAGTGGCTTTCAAAACAAGTCTACAACCAGGGGTAAGAGTTGTTCCGGTAATAGTAAATGCTTTTTCAGCGGTATCTGCCGCAATAGTTTGAGCAGCAGTAGCACAAATATCAGCTCCACCAGCTCCAGCATCGGTTGCAAGACCGGCAACAAGATCAACTGTTGCAAGGCTTACCGTACCGCCCGAAGTTGCATAACCAGCAGCAATGTAGGCAGTAATATCAGTTCCGGCTACATAATCGTTTGGCAACGCAATATCAAACAAAACATCGTTGGTTTTAGCGTTACCGTTAGACACTGTACCGGCAAGATTGAAGGCATTGGTTGCAGAAGCAGAAGGAATAAAATCTGTAGCAACTGCTGCTGCGACAAGCAAAGGCGCTCCCGTTGCTGTTTTACCCGAAAGAAGCGGAATACGAAGATTGAGGTCTTTTTCAATTACCCCACCAGCTTCAACTGTAATTTTGCCGCCAGAAGCAACTACTATTTCATTGCCGCCTTGTTTCCTATAAACTTTACCGTTGTATGACATAACAAACTCCTTTACAAGAGGGCTGTCGCCAGCCCTCTCCTTCAGTTAATAGTTAAGTTCCAAATTAAGCAGTACCTTCAGCCGGAGAAACGTGCAGTTCGCCGGAAACACCTGTTCCGTGAGTAGCAGGTTTAACACGACCATTGTATTGAATGGCAAAAGCAGCACAAGTTGAAGCTTGAGTTGCGCGAGAAACAATCAGGCGCACATAGCGGCTCTGAGGCTTGCCAAGATCAATGTAAAAGGTTGTGTTATCAGCAGTGTCTGCTACAGTTTGAGAAGTACCAAGAAGATCGGCAAAATCACCGTCAACATTGGTAGGTGCGCCCTGAACTTTAATTGAAGTCGCAGCCCCTGAAGTAATTGGTCCGAAAGGCACAACAAACAACACACCTTCGTAATCGGACATATCGATCACTGTTCCGGTAATGTCAGAGCTTCCCGAAGCGCCAGCGGCAACGGTAACTACCTGACTGATTTTAGTATTTGCACTGAGGTTTTCCATACAGTTCTCCTTGTAGCCCCTCCACCAAGAGGGGCTTTAAAGTTTATTGTTTAAGATTAGGATGCGCCAAGCTTGACGCGGGTAAATGCTTCAGCCAGGACCGGCATTCCGTCAGTTTCCATACGACCAATGAAACCAACTTGATTGTTCAGAGCAAACAATTCGTTCAAACGACGGAATTGAAGTGCAAGACTATCGGCAATCCAGTAGTTCGAGAAGTCAGCAAAGATGCCCACATACTGACTTGCTGTAAAGGTGTTTGGGGCAAACTCGCTCATTGACAACGGACGGCCAAGAAGCATATCAGGAACGCCTGATTTTGTGGCAAGATCAAACAGGTAACGACCTTCGCCGTCTTTGAGTTGAGCAAGCATCTTAATTGCGTCCCGATGGAACAGCCACTGAGCCGTTCCCATATACTGAGCCTTCAGGCTGTATTTAACAGCAATAAGGTTGTCGGCCTTAATTTCAGTTGCCGTGTTACCTTCGGAAACGTCACGGGTAGTAGGAATACCGTCGTCGGAAGCAGTAAACACGCCAAGAGCCTGTTGAGCGCCGTTGCCGGTAAGATACGCTTTTTCCATAGCAACGCCGAATTTGTAAGCCATGCGGTCCATAACAAGGCTTTCAGGATTCAGGGCTGAGTTGCGAAGCAGCGGCTCAGAAATCTTGACCAGTTTGGAAAGAGGGTGAGGTGTGAGCGAACGCTTACCGAAGCGCATATTATCGTCTTCGGAAACCGTACCAATTTCAGGGGTCCAATCAGCATCGCCGACGTCAGTATCCAGGGTAGGAACGCCACAAGACATTGCACCTTTAAGCGGAATTACTTTTGCAAGTTGACGCATAAAAACTTTGTCTTTCACATTTACAAGAAGATCGTTGATAAACTCTTCAGGTGTGAGAGTAAAGCCGCCTTTAACGTCAGTACCGGCAGACAGACCGCGAGACTCAACCAGTTCTTTTTTCAGGCTGTGAAGTTCTTCATTATTCAAAGAACGCTCACCGTCCAGAATCATCTTGCGGAAGTTGATTGTGAACTTGTCTTCAACGGGTTTTTCAGTTCCGCTTTGTTTAGCTGCTGTGCGAACTGCTACAGTAGCAAGTTCACGTTCGGTTTCGAGAAGACGAACTTCATCGTCAATCTCTTTGCCAAGTTTCGATACATCCCCAATGTGCAAGTCATATTGTCGCTGTTCGTCGTCGGTTTTAACACGCTTTTCACCGGCAGCTTTTTCAGCAATACTTCTTGCTTCCTGCAATGCCCTTCCCCGCTGATCGCGGAGTTCGTCTACTCTAGCCATAATTGACTCCTTTTTAGTCGCGCTCCGTCGAACGGTAGCGGTTTATTTAGCCCTTAGGCTATTTCCAGCAACGCAAGCATATTTTTATCGTATTCTTCAGCAGCCATACGTTCTTCTTCAAGTTTAGCCATCGCTGCTTTCGTTTCCAATTCTTCGGTTTCTTTTAACTGAACTAAAGAACGAACAGCGCAAGAAGTAGAAGCATAAGCCGGATAGGTTACAGGACTTACATCATATAAACGATCTACTTTCAGAATTGAACGCAAGTAAGTTCCATCTGGTTCTTTACGCCAAGCGTCGCCACCTTCTGCCACGCGAAAACCAAAGCTGCACTGGCTCACATCACCTCTATTCATTGAAACTTGCAAGTCTTTTGCGTAAGAAGTTTCAGGAGGATCAATAGCAAACTTGAGGCCGCGTTCATCTTCAATAAGTCGGCATGTTCCTGACGTATTACGCCCTAAGATCAAGTTTGGATCGTGATTGAATAGCGCCCGAATATCTGAAGTTTTAAGAGCATCGGCAAAGCACCCAGGCATTAGCATTTCACGGAAGCCACCAAGGTCTTCAGACAAGCTGTTAAAGTTTGCAGCGTACCCTTCCAACGTCGGAGTTTTCTTACCGTAAGCTGCATCTTTGACACGCATTTCTACAGTGTGAGTTCTACGCTCCATTTCATCAGTTTTTTCAAGTTCAGGCTTCATAAGTCACCTTTCAGACTTGCAGAGCAAGGTAATTTTCAATACCTATTTCTGTAATCTGCCTCATGTTTATTTCAATTTCGCTCAAATGTTTATCTTCATGAACAAGCAGGTTTTCAAGTAAAGCCCTTGTTCCAAAATCCTTATGTTGTGTAGCAAAATCTATCGCTTCAGAAAAACCACCAATAGAACGCAATTCGGTTTCTTTATCACAAAGAAACATACTTCTTACGTCAGTAGCTATATCAACTTGGTTCAGTTCTGACAAATTAGGTTTACCGTCAAGAAATAAAACACGCTCAATAATCTGTTCCATTTGTGTCATTTCTTGCAAGGCTCTTTGTTTAACAGATTCGGCCAACTTACCGTAACCGCTATTTTTGCACATAAGCGAATGTGCTATATACTGAACGTAGTTTGTATGCTTTTCAATCAATCGCAAATTCAACTCATGTATCATTTCAGGATTGCCATTCATATTGTAACCTCTTCTTTAGGTTTAGCTTCAGGTGCTACAGGTTGATTCTGTTGACCGGCCATTTCCGCAGGCATTGTGCCCGACTGAACGTACAATTTATCAGCAACAGGATCAGAAGAAGGACTTTCACCACTATTACGACGAATATCATTAGGGGTCCAGGACGCAGTGTCAAATCTTGATTTATTATACTCAGCTTGAGCTTTCATATCGCCACGCATAAGAGCGTTGAAATCAAAGTTAAAGTAATAAGTAGATTCAGAATCATAAAGTAAATCTGTTTTAAGTCGCTGTTCCCAATTTTCAAATTCAGGTTGCATATTCAACGAAATAAACATTTGCATAATAACTTCAGCAGAAGCGAACGTTTGGTTCTTATCGCCCGAACGATGTATAAGCATCATTGGTACATCGAAGCCGCTACATATATCTTCAACTTGAAATTTACGAGTTTCGAGGAACTGTGCTTCTTCCATTGTTAAACTCATTTTTTCAATATTCATTCCATTTTCAAGAATGATAGTTCTGTGGGCATTTGCAGCACCTGTATATTGATCCAACTGTTTACGCAAACGATCAAAAGCCGAGTCGTCGAGTTTATTAGGATGGGTAAATACTTTCCCAATTTGTGCGCCGTTAGTAAACAGCGTTGCGCCCTGCTGTTCGGTAGCAAGAGCAAGACCAATACTTTCAGCAAACAACTTAACAGCAGATTTACCCACAATACCGTTTGAAGACCGGCTTCTTATATGCAGTATTTCACTTGCAAGAAAAACTTCAGTATTTCCGTTCATCGGAAAGTATTGATAAAAAAGTTTTGAACCAGCAGGGGGCGTAGGGGAGTTGTCATACATGTAATACATAGAACCATTAGGAGTAATAACAAACGGAAATACTCTATCGGGATGTAAAGGGATAAGCTGGTTTAAACCACGCCCAGGAGTTGACTGTTTGTAGTTATAGAAGTTGCCGCGCAACATCTTATGGCCCTGACCCATTTCACGCCATTCGTAAGATGTTTGCCAAGAATTAGGATTGTTGTGCATTTGCTTATAAAGCCTGTGAGCTTTGGCAACTTCATGACCGCCATTATTAGGCAGTTCTTTCATTATTTGCAAAGGCAACATCGCAAGCGTAGAAGCTTTACGATGGATACAAGCGTAGACTGTAGAAACCTTTTCAGCACTATCAGGATTGACGTTTTGGCCTGAAGAAGTATTCAGCCCTCCACCGAACAAATCAGTAAGAGCCGGATCACCAAGGGATACATTGGAGGCTGTTACAGAAGCGCGGGTTTCAAAGGCTGCTGAAAGGATGCCCATTAGTTACCAGCCTTTGCCTGAAGAAAGGCAAGGCCAATAAACTCAAGGCCAATTAAGATAAAAGCTAAAGGGGGATTAAGCTGATAAACGCCGAAAAAGACGCTTCCTGTGCCAATGCACAAGAACACGTCGGACTCGTCCGGCGCTATGGAAAGTAAGGATTTTTTCAATGCGGTAGCACTCCTGTTTGGCTTACCGGCTTGGCCTATTCCCTTTTGGAACAAGCAATTTAAGGCGTCTTCCCCTCCTATGAGGCAAAGCATGTTGGTGAAACTTATATCTTATTAAAAAATCATTGTCAACAAAAAATAAAAGACCCTTGAAAATAAATTTCAAGAGTCTTTTACAGTTCCCTTCGCCCATCCAATCTATCAAATTGACTGACGAGGTTTCAAGGTAGCAAAGTTAGGGCAAAATGTCAAGGGTTATTATTCAGGCGGCTCAATAGGTCCGTACCATTCGCCAATGAAAATATCAAGCGGTTGAAATGCACCGTCATAAAGTACACATAATCCGGCTTCAGCTAAACATAGCCTTAAACATACAAGTTCATCCTCATCTCTATACCAATACCAACCCTCTTGTGTTGGAAGTTCTGAAGTCCATTTTAAAGCAGGTTTTGCTAAATCAAAAGCAATTTTACAATAACCCATCGCTGAAACAGGAACTCCGTTACTTTGCATTTCTTTTGAAACTTCATCCCAAGTTTTCATTTACTTTCCTTTCTCACTCAATATATCTTGACCGCACCCAACACAAAGCATATCAACATCGAAGCGCCGGTAGCCTACCAACCGTAACGATTTTTATAAAATGTTTCACAAGCAAGTTTAGCTTCTTCAATTTGTTCTTCGAGTAATTGCATGTTAACTCCTTTCGTTTATAAGACACGAAGTATCTCGTCCTCACCTTTAGCAGCTCGTGAGTTGTAGCTGTCAGAATCGTCGTTACTGGTAATCAATCGCCCCAATCCCATAATTGCAGCAACTCCTGAATCTATCTTGAGCTTATCGTTTTCTTTTGTAGGAAAATACATTTTTCCGCTACCACCAAATCGCGATTGCTTTTTAACAATATTACCCATACACCAAGTAAAAATAGGATCGCCAGAATGCCAGAACTCATTTGCAGCAATCATTGCTTCAAGCTCCTGCATTGGCTCGTTCATGAGGGAGGGGCTTTGAGGAAATTCAACACACTCAAAGTTTGCCCATTGACTTATCAAATGTATAATGTGGGTTGCCTCTTTTTGGTCAAATGAGAGTTCCTTCACAATATGATTTTTACTAACAACTTCAATATCTTTTTCAACAATCCCGAAGTCAGTTCTAGCCCCGTCCGTCTTGGTCAAGTGTCCTTCGATAACCCATTTCTGATAGTGGGTGTTTTCTTTACGATTTATCGTGTCTTCAGGCATATAATGCTTTGCAAAAGCAGCAACACAATTTCGGTCAACAGGTTTTTTCCAAGCACAAACACTTTCATCTTCTAAAGTCAAATTACTAACACAAACGTTCATCCCATCTACAACAACAACTTCACCAAAACATTTTGGGCAATTCGTGTTTACAATGCGTCGTTTGTATTTAAACAACATTACTAAGGCGCAAAGGTCGATTTTGCTGGCAAGGTCGAGGGCAAGCCAACACTCTTGCCCCAAGAACATATCTAAACTTAAAGTTAAATCTTCACATTGTTTCCACCGTAGCATATCTACAAAGCTAATTCCCGCATTCTGCCAAATATTAAGATGTTTTGTTAAAATCACGTTTCTTTGTTGGGGTTTATTTAAAGCATCCCTATACTTATTAAGCAAATAGTCTTCCTCTATAGAAATTAAATAGTTAGGATTTACTTTTTTCCATACTTCAAAATCTTCCCAAGAATCACCTTCGTCGATAGTAAATACAATACAAAATAACGAATCGTCTATAACACTTCCTTCCAAAACTTTAATTGCTTCACAATGAAGATCATAACAAGGGTAGGAGGTGTTTGTTCCGGCAGTTGTTATAACTTTTAACACAGGTTGCTCACGTGATCCCATTCCAGTATCCATTGCATCATATAAAACACTCGTTAAATGTTCATGATACTCATCTACAAGTGCACCATTAGGACTTGCACCGTCGCCTGGTTTTCCCACAATAGGAATAAACTTGCTCGAATCTTCAATTCTAAATGCCGAAGTGGGGTTTTTAGCCGTACCTGTTATTTCTACATTATAATAATCTGCAAATTGAGGATTCATTTTAATCATTTGCCAAGCTGGTTGAAATACCATCATAGCTTGTGCCTCAGTAGTTGCACCAGCGTATACTTCAGCAGCCTGGATTCCATCAGCAAATGCTAAAAACAAACCATCAGTTGCTGCTTCAATACTATTATGTGTAGGTAACATTGTCTTACCAAAAAGATATAAATGAGAAGGTGAATCTACAGTTATGCAACGAACTGGAACCGATTCAACCGGCTCGCAAGAAACAATTTGAACAGTTTTACTTCTAGGCGAAATACTTACGTCTGTTAGTTCGCGCATTCTATCAAGTTTACGTTGCAATCTAAAAACAGGAAGTTCGCATTTAAAAACATTAAATTGTATTGAGTAGCAAGTCCCTTTTACATCAACTCCGTTACAACGCATTTTCTTTTCAATAAGGCTATGCTTAATTCCCATTGAAGAAACCAGTTCACAAAAATCTTCAGCAAATTCTTTTAAAATTGTTACAAATTGAAACACTTTACCTTTAGCATCAACAGTCCCATCGGTATCCATCAAACCTTGTAACAAAGCCAATCTTTGTTCAAAAGAAGACCTTAAATAAATTTTAGGAATGTGCTTATTTTTATAAACATTCAATTGCTTTAAAATGAAATTTAAACTTCTAGAGTCATTTATATCAGTTACAATTTCCCCGTTTATAAGTGTGCGAACAAATAAACGCCAAGCCGTTCTATCGCGTCTTTGTGTAAAACAAAAACCTTCTTTTAAAATCTCACCTTTAAAACTTTCAACATCTTGTTCTCCACAAGAAATAGCAAACTCGTTGCTGTTCCCATCACCCAACCACGAACCAAACAGATAAGGTGAAATAGGTAAATCAACTTCTTCACAAACAATAGGTTTGGGCATAACCATTGAATGATTAATGTCGTTTCTTGAACCGAATGTTAAAGAATTAAATATTTCTTTAGTTGTTCGTATTCTAGTAATAGTATCAACATTAAAAGGATGTTCAATTAGATCAACTTTAGCAAGTTCTGATAAAATGTGCAGGGCTTGCGTTTCTGATATTTTTAAACAATCTCCTATATAAACTTGTCTGCCGTAAAGGTTAGCATACCAGTATTCTTTAGTTCTACCGCTAATTGTACGTTTAGACAAAGAAGGTTCTCTAAATCGACGAATCTTTTTTTCTTTTCTCTCTCCTGGAGTATTTACTCTCGCTGTTGTCAGCCATTCGTGTTCTTCGTCAGCTATAACTTCCTGACCGTTAGAAAAAACAAGTTTGTAGCAAGGTCTATTTATCATACTTTCAGTGACATTAGTTATATTACAAGGATTACCCGTTTCATCAAATACTTTATCGCCTACTTTCAAATCACCTTGAGTAGTCCATCCTTGCGGAGTCGGTATTAATGTATCTAAGGAAAGTGCTTTCCCATTTTTACGGGGTAGCTCGAAATACATCTTTGTAAATCTTCGTTTGTTATTCTTTTTCTTCAACCAACCAAAACCAACACCTTGCATAAAGATTTGATGCAATTCTAACTTTATAAACTCGCCACGCCAACGATCTTTAGTATGTTGCAAGCGTTCGGTGAAGCCGCATCTTCTCGTAGCCGCAACTTCACTAAAATAATACGGATAGTTTTCATCACTTTGTTTAGCAAGATCATCTAAGTGCCGCTGACACGCAAGTTTTTCAAACTTACAACTCTTTCTGTTAGGCAGAGTGTCCGTCAGTACAGCATTACAGTAATAAAGAATACTTTCAATATAAGTCATTCAAACGCTCCTTAAAATAAGCAAAGCCCTTCACCAAGGCAAGTTGATGAAGGGCTTCACAAGTGGCGACCATGGAAGGACACCAACTATGTTCACGCATCCTTGCCGATACGCTTAATTATTTGAACAGCATCCTAACACAATCAATACCTTTTTGTCAACCAACTTCGTCCAAGTCTGCGAATGAATTTTTAGTCACTTGCTTTGGCTTCTGCGGCACACGAGCACGACTTGAGGGGGTCAATCCGAACTCAGTCAATATTTTCATTTCAAAGTCTTTACACTGTTTATGTATTTCAACTTCTGGACGTTTTTTAACACTACAAGTTTCAACACCCTTATCTTTACCCAATTTTATATATTTAACCTCTTCATAAGTAAGACCTTCAACACGAAGATAGTTTTCAAGAAACACAAGTTGTTCATGATTATTAGCATACAAAGTAATAGCATAAGAGTCTGTTTCGCTACAAGGGTACATATCTTGAACACGTTCAACAAATTCGTTAAAGTAAAATTTTGCATCAACAGATAAATCTTCAGGAGCTATCGCACAACTAGCAGAAGGAACTGGTTCATCCCTATCTTTGTACCTGTGGGCATGAGCTTTATCGTTTTTAAGCAACCTTAATTCCGGCGGGAAGGGTTTTCTTCCTGTTGATTTGCCGCCCATTTTATTTTTCCTTTTCTACAGCTTTCCAGTTAAGAAACGGTTTCATTTTAGTACCCTTTGTTACACATTCGGTACAAGTTTCACTAGCTGCTTTAAGATGTTCAACCTTTTCATGGTGGCAATTAGCGCACGTATCGTAAGTAAACATTATAAGAACCTATCCTTTCTTTGATTGCCGAAACCAGCATCTTCTTTAGCGGTTTTCTCTGAGTGACAACTGTTACAAAGCGACTGATGATTGCTTTCAAGCCAAAACTTCGGATCGTCTTTATCGCTCACAGCTTCGATATGGTCCACACACTGAGCAACAGTTAAAATACCCTTCTTTTCACAAAGCACACATAAAGGATGATCTACGCGATATTGTTTTGAGTATCTAGCCCAACGAGAACCATAACCTCTACTGTGGGCAGTACCGCGTTCATTGTCGTATTTAATTCTTTGTTCTTTAATCTCAACTTCTTTTTTAATAAGATGTTTTTCGCAATAAGCACCGTTGCCCACAAGTATTCCGCAAGAAGGGAAGCGACAAGGTTTTCTTGGGGCTGAAGGTGACATCATACCCACCACTTATAATTACAGTGATAACAACTGCACTCATTCCAAGTAGACCAGCACCCGTCATACATATCAGCTTTCTTGTGTTGCTCAACATTTTTACTACCACATTTAGGGCAGGAAATTTCTTCGTAGTCTCGACTCACGCATTTGCACCATTGACAAAATGCAAGATAGCTTCATCTTCGTCAAAGCACAAGCCGCAATGATAAGCGTAATTTAAATTTAGGCAAACTTGGCACATTATCTTACAACCTTTGCCTGCAATTCCATTTTGCGCAAACACCTCTTGCATGTAACTTCAGACCTGTCTAAAACCCATCTAACTCTGGTCAGAGAAATACCGCACAAAGTTTTTTCATAATTTTCAGATAAGAAGCAGTGCCAATGTATAGGCTTTAATTTACACATTTTACGGTTTCAACTCCATCGGTTTCAACGCTGCTTGAAGATCAGTAAGCAATTTCAAACGTTCTTCATCCGTCAGTTTGTTGGAGTTAAATGCAACAACCATGTTATTAATAAGTTCGATTGCCGGAGGCGCAAGAGTTGACACAAGCTGTACTATTGCCAGGATAGAAGCGGCGCTCATTTTGCACCTCCCAGGGCCACAACAAGGTTATCAATAAGGGCTTTATCTGTCAGAAAGGCTGTCAAGGCTATGGTGTAAGCTGTGACCGTAGAAGGGTCTTTACCGGCAGCCATGGCAATCTTCAGCGTGTCTACAGCTACGTTAAACGACGCTAACGCCTGATTATAAACCGGAACGGTTTCATTGTAGTCGTCCTTGCTCAGTTTGCCGGAATTATACAGTGCCTCCAGAACGTCAGGAACAACCTTCAGGGCCGTACCCGCTGCATACAGCGACATTTCGGCAGCTTTCTGTGCGTTGACGATAGGAGTGGACGGCTGAGTAGGGGTTACTATGCTTCCAGGGCAAGCACTAAGCAGGAGGCACAACAGGGGCAACAGGATCAGCTTTTTCATTTGCGGTTTCCTTTTCATAGAGGATTTGAGTTTTACGTGCGCTACCATCAGACGAACCAAAGTAATAACCAATTACCATCGAAACCCATGACAAGTATGCTACACCAAAAGTTTTAAGCAAGTCCATGTTTTTTTCAGGTACAACGACGTAAAGCAAAGCTCCAATCAGTGCAATACTACCACACAATGTTATCAAACCAAGTAAACGTTTAGTTTCCATACAAACCTCATTTATAAAAAGTATAAGTTTCAGTCTTGTGACTTCGACCAAACAACTCTACGGCAGCATACATATTACCACACAGCTCTTCGTTAACACAAACTGACAACATTGCTTCTTTAAAAACTTCATTTGCCAATTCAAAAGGAATATCCACACAAGAAGTTAAATAATCATGAACAACCGCAGGACGTTTTGCAATCCAATTTAAAGCCTTAAAAGAAACAAAATCAGTAATAAAATTTGCAGGAACTACAACGTCACAACCTAAAATATCCGAATAATAAACCAACGGCGCAAGCAGCATCCATTGTTCTATACCTGGACATTCAGGCAGGAGTCTCGCGTCTAATGTAGTTTTAAACTCGCTCACGCTTTCTCTTTCCAACAACACTGACAGTCGTTACACTCTTCGTTTTTGTTGTAAATGCACCGTTTATGAGACATGCTTTAAATTCTCCAATTTAAGTTCATCTTTCAACTCGAAAGAAGGACAAGATTCACCCCAAGGACCACGCACACCATTGGTAAGATTGCATTTGTTAAAATAAACATTAAAAAAACTTGCATTTCCAATGTACGCTGCGTGTCATACAATACCTTGCAAATAAACAGTTTTGCTGTCACGTTTAATTGCAGTGAGTTGCTGTTTACGTGGTTTACCGTCAGTCAACCCTAAATGTACCCAACCCGAAGGACCAAATTCATAAATAACTTGATCGTAGTTTGGAATGTATTTAGCAATCCATTTACAAACTTCAATGTTGGGCACACCCTCAACTTCAAAGTCAGCAGCCATAGCAAATCTATGGGCCGAAGTAGGCGAACCACCTACCGCTTTGTTTACTTGTGGGCTACGATAGCAACTTAAAACCCGAATTGTGGAATTGAAATTAAAGCGGATTGTTTCCAATACTTCAGCTACTTTTTTAGCATTGGGAACAAGTTCTTCGGGAATGGTGTTGTCAAGACCTTTGCGAATTGCGGTTTCAGATCGACTCATTTCATAAAGCGTAAAATGCTCAGTCAGTTTCATCTCAAACACCTTTCCCACAAGGAGGCAGCGTAAACAACCACGCTTTCCATAGTTGAAACTATTATTTCACCAGCAGTGTCTATTTCATTAATTGCCCGTTGCAATTCAGACACGCTTCCGGTTGCAAGCATGTCTCGCAAACGGCGCAAACTGCGGTCTATAAGAACAACGGCAGAAGTCATTAAGCCTCCTGTTATGCTAACGCGACACCACCGTAAACTAAAAGTTAGAGTAAGTCAAGATAAATTCGAGGGTATGCCTTTAGGGAAGTCTTTTGCAATACGAGCATCGACCCGTCCAGGCAAACCTTCAATAAACGTTTTGTTAATTTGTTCAAGCTCCAAAGCCGCTCGTTCTACACGTTCTGGAACGGTAGCGCTACCATCTTCGTAACGAGCATAGGTTGATTTTGGAATACCGATACAGGTTGCAAAGCTATCCATATCAAACTTTATTTTCAATCGAATTTCTTTAAGTTCTTGTTTTTTCATGCGTACAATTTCCTCAATTTAAATTTTCTGTGTATGCAAACTGATTATTAAAAAGCCCTTCGGGGAGGCGTCCGAAGGGCTTTTTAATACTACCGGATTAAAACAACGATCAGGCAGTACGACCAACACGATAACCAGCAGCGCCATCTTTAGTTTCAGCAACGGCAGTAAACACGCGAACATGTTTGGTAGCCGGAATAGTACGCTTCTCGCCGGTCTTGGGAACAGTGATAGTTTTCATTTTCGGAGTTACGCCGTCTTCTTCAAACACAGGAACGTCGTATTTCTTCATGGCGTTTGTGAGAGCCGAAGCTACGCTTTTGTCAGTGGGGATAAAGAAAGACTGGCCTACTTCCAGGGCATCGAACGGGTATTTTGCAGCGCGAGTTCCGCCACCACGTTTACCAGCGGTTACAGCAATGTTTTCAATTTCAAAACTCATTTTGTTATTTCCTTTCGTTTTAGGCGTTTCAGCCTGAGTTATTACAGCCGGAGCCGATTCCAAATTTACAAACACATAACCTGCTTGAGTTGCGCGAGTTGCTACTTCTTCAAGGTTTTCAGGGTTTTTAATTTCTTCGTTGCATTCAACCAATCCTTGTTCAATGAGGTACGCTACATCAAAAGGATCAGCATAAACATAACTTCCTGCTTGCGTTGCAGCTACAATGCTTGGCAGCATATTTACAGCCGCTCGTTCCAACTTACTGAGTGTCATTTCCTTTTCTCCTTTCGTATTTGTGTTGCATAATTTGAATTGCTGGCAACAATATTAACGACCTTTGCTTTTATTATTGGGACGGTCAGGCAAGAACCAGCAAACTTGTTTTGAATTGCCATTTAAGTGAAATCTTTTAAGCATCGTTAGTTTATAGCCTCGACGCTATCCTCACGTGTCACTCTGCTATAACAGAAACATCCAAGTGTGATTTCAAGCATGATTGGCATTTTCTTAAACGGCAAACTTAATTTAAATTGTTAAACCGGATGTAGGTTTCGACACCTACTGCTTATTCACTAAGCGAACTCGAATTTACTAAACCATCCAGCGCCATTACACGGTTGAGGTCATTTCATTCGATACAGTCACGTTTCCTTCAACGCCGATCCGGTTTAAACTGGTAACGAACTCTGCAAGTTCAACCGAACTTGTTTTGTTAAACAACGTATATCAAACTTCATTTTAGTTGTCAAGGAATATTTTCAACAAAATTTACCAAACGACAACGTCCCGAAAACACCTACGAACAAACTTACAAATAAAAAATAAGCGTTTAAAATATTACGTTCAAGCAAGTCGGCTCCACCGTACCACACTACAAACATAGACACACTAAAGCATAAAATTCCAAATAAAATTGGCTTCAGTTTCATGGCACGTTCTCCAATTCCGCTAATATATTTTGTGCGTAAGTTCTTTTTGTCTTATCACCGTTATACGCATTCAACCCCTTTTTAAGATTGCCGTCATTTTCAGCAACAAGAGCTTCCAGGATACGTTCTGAATCCAAAGCTTGAATTACAGGATCATTGCTAACCTTCTTTTCATACATCAAATGCTTCCAGTGGCGAGGCTGACATTGAAAAGCTCCACGGCTTTTTCCACCATCTCCAACCGCTTTTGGGTTTCCATGTGACTCACGGATTGCAATTGATGCCATCAGACGGGGCTGGCTTGTCGCTAGGACGGCTTCGGCCATCTGGTTAGGGGTAGGACTACCCTTTCGTCGGAAATACTCGCTCAAGACGATCTGACGCGTTGTAGGCAATATTTCCGAATGTGACTTTTTCATGACCGGAGCTGGTTCACGCTTCACAATTGAATGAGCGATAAAGAACGACAAACCGATTAACAGAATTGCTACAGTTGAAATTACATTTTGTTTAGTTAGTTTATTTCTTTGTTTCCAACCTTTGTCATAATAAGGGTCTAAATTCATGCTTCCTCCTTTAGTTGCAATTTATGCCGTCTTTCCTTAAAACAACTTTCACAAATACCGTGAGTTTCATCTGTATGTTTAGCTGGATGATAAAACTTACATTTAATTGAATACATCTTTTTACAATAAACACAGACAACAGGTAAACAAAATTTAGTCTTCAAGGTTAGCTCTCTTGTCATAAACCATATCGGCAACAGGATGCTTCAAATCCGATCTGTAAATGTTACCGTAACACAAATAAAAGAAACCCTCGAAACGTTTGTTTAATTCGTCTACAACTTCAAAAGGAGACACGTACTCAGCATAAAGTTGTTTGACCAATTCTTTTGCTTCGGGAAGTTGACTAAACATAATCAGTGCCATCAACTTCACAGCTTAATTCAAGATAAATTTGTTCAGCCCAATCAACAAGAGGTTTAAATTTAGATGGATAAAAGTAACCTAAAGGTTGATGTTTGCAACCAGAGCCAGTTAACATCATGTAAACCTCCTTTTGAGGTGCTTTATAGCAAAGTTATTTCATTGTGTCAAGACAAAAGATAGTATTCGAGACATGACCACGCTTCTTCCCAGGAATAGCATACGACAAAGCAGAAGCCTTGAGACTTCACAAACTCACCAAACTCTCTTTGTTCATCCGAAATTCCACCCCTAGAAGTTTCTTTTACCGGCTTTTCAGAAGGCTTTTTCATTTCAATATACAAGCCTGAATATTGCATTCTTTTTACAGGCAAAAATGTATCGCTTATACCAGATTTTACTCCTTCGGCTTTAAGCTTGCCTGAAGTTATTTTATCACGAAGTCCTCCGTTCGGAATTGCATGAAACCATTTAAGTTCAGGAAAGCGTTTCATGTTTAAAGCACACATCATGAACAAAGCAATTTGATGCGAAGACTCAGAACCAGATTTGCAATAGTCAGCGGGGTTCATATCAACCCCTCCACAATAAAAATACGTTCAATTACTAAATACCAAGAGTAAAAAGGAATGAAGCAAAACAACGTAGACCAAAAGCCTTTTGCTATTACAAAACCAGCTAGCCATAATGCAACTACCAACAAGCAAATTAAACATTCAAACATATTACTAAAATATTTCATTTTATTTCCTTTCACGTTATTTGTATAAATTTGTAGCCGCATTTATTACAAGTAAATTGTTTAAATAAAATAGCGCCTATTGCACGTTTGCCTTTAAACTTCAACGACTCACATTTGCATTTGGGACATTTCATTTCAATTCACTCACTTTCTCCTGCATTTCAGCAGACGGTTCAAAGAATGACAAAGGTTTCTTCGGAACATGATACACTTCAAACATACCGTACTTTTCATGTTTTAATACTATAAACTTACAATCAAGTTTTTTAGATTGAACGCTGCATTGAACTCGCAATGATTTTTCAAGTTTTTCAGGAGTCGCGCCAAAAGGCATAATAAAACTTTTTCCTTCAGGTACTTCAAAGAAAGGATAACTTCTATTGCTAGGCAACCCGTTCAATATTGTAGCCTTTGCTTCAGGTGAAGATTCTACAATTTTAACTTGTAAGTCGAGTTGAGCGTCAGGGGCAAGGATACAAGCAATCTCATAATACTGACCGTCTTTATGTCTACAAACTTTAAATTGTTTGTTGGGATATCTTTTATTTCTAATACTTACAATATTTCTCAAAGAGTCTTCTTTTATTTCACTATAATGTAAAATTACACTTTGTCCAGGATCAAGAACGTCAAAAGGAATATCTTTACCTCTTTTAGCGTTTACGGCAGGTGTATTTTTATAAATCTCCATTTTCTTTTTCTCCTTCTTCAGTTAAATACCATTCTTCGTTTTCAAGAGCAAACTTTCTAAAGCAAAGTCTGTGAAATGTTTTAAACTCACCTCGTACAAGCATTCGTCTAAGAGTACCATCTTTTAGCTTTTCTTCAAATCCTTTAAAGTGCAAATTTTTCTTGCAGTAGAAACAAACACGATAGTCCATGACAACACTCCTTCCTTCAGCATTTGCCCACAATTGAATGTTAAGATATAGCAAATTCCACCTTTTGTCAAGAAAAAAGAATCATTATATTCGTAATTTTTTACAAGTGCTTAAAAACATTAACAAAAAGGCTCATAATCACTAAAATAGTGAACATTTGTTGCGACAATCTATTCGATCCAAATTTTCTAAGTCCTTCTTTTCTTTATTTATTATTAATTATATATTATATTATATATAATATAAGAAGATAGATAGTATGTTATTAAGATAGAGTTATCGAGAAGTATCATTTCATAAGTATCATTTTAGGTATATTAGGTATTGCTCTAGACACATCCTATTCAATATACTATTTTATTAATAGAGCTGATTCAA